CGGAACTCCAACCAATACTGTTCCATGTCTGGAAAACATGGTTCTAAGGGAGTCGTCACCCCCCTGAGTGCAAGATCAGGTGACGGGAGCTCTTCCAGCTCAGGTGAAAAGAAGTTGAAGCCCGCGGAAAATAGGGCGGCGAAATCTTCTCGTGAGGAGAAAAAGGGCACGGAAAAGCCCCGTGCTGCTGGCAAGAGCCACAGCACGAAATCCAAAAGAGGGCCTGCTCCACCGCCGCATTCTGAACGCGGTAAAAGGAAGCCAAGCAGCAAACCCTCTTCCTCACGGTGCTCAATCAGCAAGAGCACGGACGGCTCACAACCGTCCAAACGCGCTGGATGGTCGTCAGCCGAGCACATCCTTCGCTTCAGCGCAAAATTGTCGGCAAAGCCCCAGGGGAGAGCGCATACCCTGGAAGAGCTATCCAAGATGTGGTCAAAACCATCTTGGCAAAACCCAATTGATATGGTTCAAGAGGGATTCGCGTACTCCCCAAACGGGAGTATCTGGTATATGCGCCAGGGCCTGTCAGGTTTAGAGATCGGATACAGGCAGGTGGGCAGTATGTTCGAAGAGGTGCACTTCGAAACACATTTGGGGAGCCAGCTCGAATGTGCTTACCTGCTAAGTGAGGGGACGCATGACCACCCAATGTGGAGTGCAGAGATCCGCCTGGCAGAAGAGAAGCTCGAAAGACTCTTGGCTTCTCTGGACGATGGACATGGTGATCGGGGAACGATGCAGTGGCTGCTTGACCACGCCCCCCTTCATTTACAGGAGGATGTCCTAAAGGCAGCTGACGCCTTTGATGCAACAGTCAGCCAGCGAGCTGGAGAGCTATCCGGCCGACCAGGTGTTAATAGACACCTTGGGAGGCAAGAGCTCTTCACTCTGGAACAGGCGCGCAAACAACTAGCGCGCGAGTCTGGCAAGGGCTCCGAAGAAGAGGAGGAACCACGACCGACATGTGATGAGGTCTGGCTCGAAGTAACCTCCCAGGTTACAAGAGAAGTCGTGGGATTCTCACGCGACGCCACTGCAGGGATGAGGGCGGCTAACTTGGCTCGACAGATCTTGGCCAAGTTTGACCTCACTCCCTATGAGCACAAGGAATATAACACCGTAAAGCTCATAGAACAGTGCGCTAGCGACGCGATGCAAATTACCTCATTTGATCGCGCCCTTATCCAACCAATAACGGATAAGGATTTTTCGGAGAGGAGACGACTGTACCGTCTCCTAACGAAGAGGGCATTCCAAGTATGGCATGCACCTCATGTGGGCAAGATAATTGTCACCCTTGCCTTTTCCATCCTGTTTGCCTCAATGGCAACTTCCCCCGCTGCAACATGGATTATCCAAACAGGATGTTCCTGGATTATCCGTGCAGTATCTTCATCTATCCCTGGCACAAGCTGGGTATCGCCAATAGTGACCAAGTTACTTACTATGGCGGTGAAGATTGCTCTCCCATCGGGGTTGGAAACAGAAATGGCTATGCTCCTCGCACTGTCATGGAGTTTCTACATGGGATGGTTTGGGGGAAATAAGGAGCGTAGTCTTGAAGACTAGGAATTCCGCCGCCCGGGGGTTTGCAGCCCCTTGGGTCTAGGCGAGATAGCTCCAGGGCACGAGATGACCTGGGAAACCGACGTGTGCAAACACACAGGTTTCACCAGAAAGCTTCTCAACCCGCGAGGCTATTCCGCTCCGGACATAGTGACTCATCACAACTGTCACTATAACAAGTTGGTTGGCTTAAGTGCCCGCCATCTTTTAAACAACAACCCGGAGCCCGAATGGCTTCAGCACACCGAACACGGCACAGTGTTTCTCAATCCAGCTAGGTTGCAGGGCCTATCACAGCACGAGTGGATGGATGAATTACTGTTGACTATGGACAAACTTGCCAATCACGGTTATGTAGAATTTTCCGACTCCGTCGACTACATACGCAAGTTTGTTGGTCCAAAGTACCGCCGGCTAGTGCAATGTTACGACAAAACACACCGTAACAATCACATCAAAACTAAAATAACCAGTTTTGTAAAAGCCGACAAGTACGAAATGGGCATAGCGACAACAAAGCCTCCGCGGATGATTCAGTTCAGAGATCCAGGCACAAACGTCGAAGTCAACCGATTCATGGAACCCATCGAGGAGTTAGTGTTGAAAGGAAAAGGATTAGGCAAGAACGGCTTGCCCGATTGCTCGAAAGGGTTAAACCTGGACGCTAGGGCTAAGCTATGGGCTGAGAAACGCAGGGTGATGAAAAATCCTGTTTGCTTGAAGGCTGACTACAGCAAGTTCGATGCACATCTTCACACGCACATAATAAGTGCTACCCATCGCCTTTATGAGGCAATGATGGGAATCCCCCCTGGCTTCATGGACTTTCAACTCGTGAACAAGGCCGAGACGGGGAAAATCACTTATAAGGCGGTCGGGACCCGAATGTCGGGCGACCGGGACACCGGGGGTGGCAACTCTATTGTTAATATCGCGATTATCAGAACAATCGAAAGGGTATCAGGTATTGACATAGAGTTCCTTTGCGATGGAGATGACTCTTTGATTTGGGTCGAAAGAGACCAAGTCGATCAATTCATCGAGTGGTTGGGAATAATTCCCAAGTTTGCAGGAATGAAGTTGGAAGTTGAACGCGCAGAAACGTTGGAGGAAGAAGAGTTCTGCCACTCAAAATTGATCTTAAATGAACAAGGGGAGTGGAAATGTTTCATGGATCCATTGCGCACAATACATCGCGCTTTTTGGGTTGTGAATAAAGGAGGTTCTAGACAATGTGCGGAATTGTTCAAAGGGATTGTAGAAGCAAACAGGCATGTGAGTGCGGGCTTACCAATGGTGCAGCCAATTATGGACCACTGGCACCACAAACTTCAAGAAGCCAAATACATCAAAGTGAGATCGGTGTGGGGAGAAGGTGATCGTTGG